ACTTCTAAGGTCACCTTTAGCTAAAGTACCAGTAGTACCAGCAGAAATAGTGTTAGTTCCAGCTTCAACAGCATTAAGACCTAATTTATCAGTAGTTTCACCTAAGTTCATACCAACTAATTCAGCTGATGCTAAATCTGCTTTACCAGCTGTAGCAACATTTGCTAAAGAAGTAGAAGTAATAACTGAACCGTACTCACCTAAAGTAAGAGTCTTTTTAGTATCTGTCATTGTTGATGAAGTTGCTTCAGTACCATCTGTTAATTCAGTTGTTGCTGGAGAAAGTCTTGAGAATACTGTGAACGCGATTGAGTTCGCCATATTGTCTTCTCTGATTGTTGTGAACGCATCGATTTTGTTGTAAGCTGAACCTGAAACGATTACTGCTTGACTCATTAAATCAACTACTGAGTCCGATAAAATTGCTTTTGTATTTACTGCCATTGTAAATTCCTTATATTATATTTATATTTCTTTTTGTAGGGCATAGATTTCAGCCATTGTCTTAGCACCTTTAACTTTAGAATTAAAGTCAGGAGCTTGTGGATTGTTGTTAGCACTATCCACTCTTAATGGTTGAGGTTTATTACCACCTTTGAATAAATGTGCTTCTTTTTGTTTAAGTCCATCTATCCATTCGTTCATATTAAAATCTTCTTGCTGTTGTGCTTCTTGAAGCTCTAGCTTAAAGTATTTTGGTTTATCAACATCATATTCATTGACAATCTTTTCAAATTGTAAATCATCTTGTTGTTGTTTCATTTGAGATTGTAGTTGCTCGTTCGACTGTCTTAACTCACCTAATGCTTCGTTTAATTCTTTGTTGCCATTCTTAGCACCTCGTTTATACGCATCATTGATTAGTGTATCAATCTTAGACTGTTCTATCTCTACCACCTTTGTTTCTACTGCTGGTGTTGCAGGTTGTGTTATTTCAGTTTTAATCTCTTCAGACATTTGAGTATACTCCTTTTTTGTAAAAGTATTAAATTGTAGCAAGTTATTCACATAAAAGTCAATACAAGTGAATAAGTAAGTGAATAAGTCTTACTTTGTTTGCTTCTTGTAGTAGTTTTTCACTATCTCTAATAGTCTATCTTTTTGCTTTGTAGATAATCCAAAGAACTTTCTCTTATTAGTTACTTGATTATGGTAAGCTTTTTTATTCTCACTAGATGAACCAAAATATAATCTAATCCCATTCTTTATCTTCTTAGATGTGATACTGTGAAGCATATTGCCTGTTTGAGTTAAATTTACTCTACTAGACCCATAATGTTTTGATTTATACTCTTTATAGTCATCGCTATACTTAGTAAAAGAAGACCCTTTATAGTCTTTACCTGACTGAGTTCTTTTCTGTATCTCAGTAATAGTTTCATTTGTAGCCGTCCCTAATCCTTGCTTTAGATTATCAACAGCCTTTTTGTATTTGCCAAAGTTAGGCTTTTTCGTAATTTTCATCTTCAGCCCAATCTTTACTAACTAGATAAAATCTATGTCTACAGTTAAATTCTCTGTCTTCATCTCTTTCATACTTGTTCTTTTCAGCTGTTGTGTAGTATTTGTTAGCTCTTAATAGTTTTGAACAGAATGGTCTTGTTTTGCCATCTGATACACCTACATATACCCAAACACCATCTTCATCAGCACTTCTTACATTAATCACTTCTTGTTGATAATTAGTAATAGCAGTTCTAGCATAAGTCTTAGAGTATTTAGCCAATCCTGTATCTTTTATATCCTTAGAGATATTAAGTGCCATCTGACTAACACTAGCATCACTAATAGCATAGTTGTATAATTGCTTCTTAACTGTCAAACCTATGTCATCACCTATCTTTAAAAAGAACTCTTTGTGCATAGATTTAAGTATGTTTATCTTAGTTAAATCAGACTCAGTAAATGCAGTAGCTAATCCTACTGTACTAAAAGCCTTTAATGTATTATCATATACATCATCAAAGGATATATCTACATATTCAGACACTAATTCATAGTAGCCTGCTTCAGATAATATCTCCTGCCATACTAATTCATATTCAAGTACATCATTAGCATTAAGCCCACTTAGTCTTGCAGTAGCTAAACTAATTATATTGGCAAATACAGCATCAAAGCGACTATCAAAGCTAGTATACAGCTGTTGAGCCGTATCCTGCTGTTTATTATAGACTTCGTTTAGAGTCATCTTATAGACCTAATTTAGCTCTCGTGTCTTCAGAACTAATAGCTCCTGCAGTATTAACCTTATTGTATAAATTATTCCTAGCTGATAAGTTAGCTTCTACTTTTAACTTAGCATCTAAATCTTCTAAGTCTGGATTGTCCTTTTGTAATATCTCAGCTGGTGAAGTTAATCCTAAATCAATTCTGTCTTTATCTAATGATATTTGAGTAGATTGGTCAGTAGGGTATGTAGGTTCTTTAAAGTCAATAGCAAATTCACCACTTAAAGGCTTACTGTAATATTCACCAATAACAACTAATAGATTGAATAGTTCTTTTTCGTATACTCTGAAGTCTTGTTGTTGCTCTTGCGTAAACTTATCTAATTTAATGTTTTCCATTTGTAAGGCAAAACCTGAAGATACACTACTAGTCATTCTAAATTGGCTAGGAGATACACCATAATTAACTGCTAATTCATTACCTAGGTCTTTAATTACTGTATGTAGTTGGTCATAGTTAGACTGCATATCAAGAACAGAAATCTCTGTATTGTCACCTGATAAAGTTAAAATAGATAAAGGGTCTAGCATTTGACCATTAACACTATCAATTCTATCTCCACTACCTACTAGCTGTTTAAATGATTGTGACTTGATAATATGATTAAGGAATGTTCTATGTACTGATAAATCTAATGTACCGTGAACTAAATCATCTCCTGTGTATGTATCAAAGAAATTCTCATCTCTCCAGCCATTATGCATAAATACAAAAGGTAAGATGCCAAAAGGATTAATCATTTCCGGATTATCTTCAACAGGTACTATTCTATCTTCACCTTCAGTTCTTTCAATGTAGTAATGATTTTCTTTTGACCAATAAGCCCATTGCTCTACTTTATTGTCAATTCTCTTAACAAAGTATCTAACAGCTTCTACTTCACCATCTACATAATCAACTTCAGTCTTGTGAGGTTGTCTAATCATTAGTTTAGGTTGCTCTTTAGCTGAGTCCCAACCAACTTGCAGGATAACATCATTAAAGGCATTTAAGTATCTGTTTGCTTGAGCCATAGTCTTATCAACTCTAAGTGTTGAGTATAATTCTTTAACATCATCTTCAACTTCTCTTTCAACTCCATAGCTGTAAACATTACTAATAGTATTTACTACTTGCTTGTATATGTTTGTATTAGTGTGTAGCTGAACATCTAATTTAAGCTCTGCAAAGCTTGTATAGATTTGCCCTAGCTTATTTACTACTTGTGGTGCATAATTATCATTATACATCTCATATCTAAGTTGAAACTTGTTTTGTCTTTTAATTTCGTTCATTGTTATCCTTTTATAAACATTTTAATTTGTCTTTCCCATCTATTAGGAGTTTGAGTGTAAGCCTTGCTGTCTTTCATCTCAGCCCCAGCTTCTTCCCAATTCTCAGCCTCTATTGCCTTAATTGCTTTTTTAAACTTATCAAAACCAACTAAGCCTAGCTGATATACCATACTGATTATAACATTTTTTCTTGCTGGTGATAAATACCTGAACCAATAGTAGTTTCTGATAAGGTCAAATTGTATATCTCTTACTCTTTCAAATAGAATTAAATTAGCTTCTGCTTTAGTAATATAAGTGAAACCATAACCGAATGTAGGAATATTTAGAGTATCAAGATAGGGTTTAGACTCAAACCCCTCCTCATCTTTTAACAATGTAGTTATAGTATCTAGCTCCATTACTTAGCCATTCCTATTTGTGAGGCTATATATAAAGCTGAAGCACCAACTAATACTAAAACAAATCTTTTCATTAGTGCAGTAGGAACACCCTCAATAACAGATAGTCTGCCGTCAAGTTTAGCTTGCTTCTCTTTCATATAAGTCATATCTTGCTTCAAGCTGTCGCATTCGTGTTTAGCACATAAAGTTTCTTTTAGGTCTTTTGCCAACTCTTTGACATCTTTAGTTAAAGTACCAATGTTTTGCGTATTCACTTTAGTTGCTTCCACTAAGTGGGCTATTGAAACTTTTAGATCTGTCAGGTCATTATCCATCTATTACTTTTAAACCTTTGCCTTTCAGCTGATTTTTAATATCATTAACTGTGTCTTTAACAACATAGTTAGTTGAGTAGCTTTCTAGCTTCTCTAGTCCATATACTACAAGCCTTGTAGCAAACCTCTCTGCTACTGCTTTAAATGCAACCTTAGCTACCATAGACAGCAGTATCTCTTTTAATAATACGAATGCTATATTAATCATATTAATCCTTTAGTAGAGCCAACCTAGATTGACTCTGTAAATTATTCTGCTGGTAAGTCAGCTTCTGTTTGTTTAGCTTTATAATCAGCAACTACTTCACTAGTCCAAGTTGCTGTAGCTAATGCTTTACATCTATCACATTCGATTGAAGCTATGTCCATATCTGGAGTATATACTGAACGGTGAAAACCACCATCTCTTGTTTCTCCGTTAGCTAATTCTAGCACCTCTTGTTGTCTTAATTGGATTGAACCATTTTCTAAAATTTCTGCTTTGTTAAATTTATACATTTTATTTCCTTTAATTTGTTGTATATGTCATTGAAAAATATAATCTAAGCCCAGCACCTATTTCATTACATTTAACATTATAAAAAGTATCATGTGTATCTGATACTGATAAAAAATTTGCACCATCAACCATGTCAACCTTTACTGCACTTCCTGCTTGAGATGAATATGTAACATTAGACGAAGCTTGATTCTTACTATCTCCACCAGCAAAAGGCAAACCAAAAATTCTAACCCTTGTAGTATCAGTTGTAGTAGTAGCATCAAATAATCTAGCAGTGATATATACTTGACTACCTATCTTAATATATCGACCAGCATCTATATGAGTTGAAAAAGCAACCCCAGACTCTGTATATAAAATTGGAGTCCAAGTACCCTCTTCATAGTCATCTAAAGCATTTGCAGTTGATGTATCTCCATTGAATGTAATACCCCCTGAAGATAGGATTCTTACCCTTTCCTCTGTTAAATCATCTCCTGGTGCTGTGTTACTTCTTGTATAAAAAGCTAAATCACCTACTGAATTACTCCCCGTTCGTATGTGTGCTATTTTTGCACCAGTATATTCGCCCCCAGTACTAACGCCAAAATTAATACCAGCGCCAGCGCCAGTAGTACTGGAGTTATGCTGTATCTTTAACTGGCACGTGTCATCACCTTGGTTTGTCGCATCATTATTATTCGATACGTGAAGTGCTTGATTAGGACTACTCGTACCAATACCTACATTTGTACCATTATCACTAATTGATGAATTAACACCATTAGGTATTTGATTGAGATTCGTATCCATCTCTGAGTGAGTTAGAGCTGACCCCTTACCACTTCTTGTTGTTACTGATGCCATATTATTCTCCTAGAATGTAATCGCTGTCTATATAATTAGGCTCAAAAAATAAAGCCCACCAAGTTTGAAATAC